GACCTGCTATGGTGTTATCATGTGGGTTAATTAAATTATAGTTAGCGTTACTTTTAACCGCCTTCATCCAATCACTATCCACACCAACACTAATATTAAAATTATGAATATCACCTTCAATAGTTTTACAACGTATAAATTCTAATATGTCAGGATGATAAATAGACATTACTGCCATATTAGCACCATCTCTCTTACCACCTTGTGTAATCATTGAGGACACCCTAGAAAGCGTTTTTAAGACTTCTATTGGTCCACAAGCAATACCATGTGTTGATTTTATCTTTGTGCCTTTAGCACGTATCTTGGATAAGGAGAAACCAGTACCACCGCCAAACTTCTGTACCATTGCTGCGTCTGTGGAGGCTTTCATTATCCCCTCCATTGAATCTTCTAAAGGTAATACAAAACAAGCTGACAACGTTCCTTGTTCTGTACCAGCGTTCATAAGGGTAGGGGAATTGGGTATGAATTCAAGACTACTCATCATCTCATAGAAATCATTTTCTAATAATTCGATTTCAACAGGTAATGTGAGAAATTCTAATTCTACTCCAGCAATTGCTCTTGCGACCCTTCTAAACAGCGTAGAGCTATTTTCTACTGAATCTCCATTAGTATTCTTTAAAAAATACCTATGTTTAAGTATCGTTTCTGCTTGTTCAGATAGTTGTAAATTTGTAGTTGTAGCCACGCTTGTCATCCTTTAACCTCCGTTTGGATTCAATATTTTATTATTTTCTTATTCCACAGAATAAACACAACCCTCGCTCCTCCACCCAAAAGCTGGGACTACAAACTATTTCTTCGCATTTTGGATTAGGTGCAGAAGTCATTATTTGTTTCGCATTTACTGGTTCCATCTGTAAATGTTCTGAAGGGGTTGATTTATTAAGGTTTTTAAAACCTGTACCTTCTAACTTTTCCTGTCTGCCAGCTGGTGTTTCATCTGGAGAAACTGCGTCTATCCAGTCTGATACTGACCCCAATCCTACAAACTTATATGCGGTTTCGTGTGCCGCCTCTAATGCCATTGCTATTGAGAAAAAAGCATCTCCATGACCCATAGGGGTATCAGGAGCTTTTAACTCATTGCTAACTGATAAAATTTGGTGTTTCTGTCTTTCGTCTTTTATTAAACCTAATTGTCCACTATGTATAAACTTTTCAAATATAGCGGCCATAGTGTTCTTTGATTTTTTACTGAATATTTTTGCAAGCCACCTAGTGTCTAATCCTCTATCTTCCAACTCACCTCTAGTATTATCTACATACCCCGTAGTTAAATTAAAATTGTCTGCAACCTCATTTAAATATTCTATTTGATCTGAATAACTCCAACCCTCTAAAAATGATTGGTGTATCTGTTCAACCTTTTCCCCACGTTTTCTAAATAATACTAAATGAGAAGGATGTCGTTTTTTACCAACATCAAAACCACCAAATATTTGATCTCCTGGTTCTATTGGAAATGGCTTAGTAGCTGGTGCTGATCTTAATTTTTCATCTTCACATTTAGATATATCTTCAGCGTTAAAATATGCTTCAGTTGCAAAATGAGGAATTAACATAAACTCAGAAGCAAATGACTTAGGTCTTGCTCTTTGTTGTTGTAATAACCATTCCTCACTATATAATTCAGGCATTAAAACCCTTCTACCTGGAACAGGGTCTAAAGCAGGCAAAACTCTTGCTTTAAATCTATCATCCTCTTGTAGTTTTGCAAGTAAGTCACCAGGCATCATAGGAGTTCCAAGTACGATAGTAGGGGTTCCTTTAAGTGGAATGAATAATGATTCCGTCATAAAGTGGTCTTCCACCTTTGTAACCTGTCCAATATTTAACGGGTTCTCTGGGTCACGTAATACGTCATCAGCAATTAAAGCTCCATTGACGTGCATACCTCTTTTGAAAGAAAACAATCCACCATGCATAATATCCATTGGTTTGTTGTTAAGATAATACCTAGCCGAAAAATCAGCTTTAGGATTTCTATTAACTAGTAGCTCACTTAAAACAGGGTTTCTACCTATCTCTTTATTAATTTCAGATATATGGTATTTTGCCATACCATCACTATAACTAAGATAAAGAATAGCACAATCTCTGGGAGCTTTTAATAATCTCCAAACGCTAAATGCATGACCTAATATTGTAGATTTAAAATGGAATCGTGGTAAAACAGCAACATAATTCAGGCCTGTTTCAATACATTCCTCAATATCTTCTGCTAATAAACTAGCGTGATAAGCTTTAAAGTATTCTGGATTGTCAAAACCTTGACTCCAAATATCTTCTAGGAATTCTCTAAATGATCCTACTCTGTATTTATCTTGATTTTTTAGTCCATTTGATAATAAATTAAAAGCACCTTCAACTGTTATTACTTCTTCAGCCACGTTATTTAGTTTCCCCTTCTGTTTGTACCAATGCCTTTAATTTTAAAGCTATTTTATTTAATGTATCTTGATCTTGAATCTCTTCAACTAAGATACCTAGAACCTCTTGAACGAACTGTAAATTAATCAATCCAGACATCACATCTCTTTGACCCTTGATTCCTATATCCACTGCTTTCACAGCATCAAAAGCCCTATCGAAATGTAATCCATCTAATTCTTTATATGCTTTACTAGCTAGTGATGTATAGCTTTCTAGTTGCTCCTTTTGTAGCCTTGAAAAACGTTGTCCTTCTGTTTCTACTAGCTTTTCTTGGTTCTCTGTTCTAGCAACATTTCTTTGGCTTTCCCAGTCAAACTGCTTAGCCCATGCATATATAGTTACGGGCTTTACTTCTGTATCATTATCCTTTGAAACAATCTCAGCTATTTCTTTAGCTGTTTTATCGCCAGCTACAAATAACCGCATAGCCTCTAATTTTACTGATTCAGGAAACTTTTTTGGCATTAATTAACCCTCGTATATTGAACCTGAATCATGAACACCATATCCTGCATCAGATACGTGTTGAGAATCTATATTCCCTCCAAGTGGTGTGCCATCACCTTGTAAGAATTGTGAAAAATCAATATGACCAGTTTTCTTCGTGCTAGCTGTAAAACAACTAGGGACTTTTATTTTAAATTTACCTGATCCTATATAAGTTTCATCAAACTTAATTGCAATTTCATCTCTTGTACAAATTGCGGGCCAAATTGCTTCTTGTTCTACAATAGGCTTCCATGTTCTACTCTTTAATAATGTACCAGATGTTCTCTGCAATCCCTTTATCTCCTGATTATATTTACAATCTATATATTTACACCAAACAACAGCCCCATACTTCTTCTTTACATCCTCGAAAGTTGGGAGTTCTTTGGTAAATTTATCCTTATATTCCCTCTTTACTTCTTCTTTATCACTATTAAAGTGAATCTGAATTTCTGGTCTTACCCTTTTTAAACCGCCTTCACCTAAAGCCATTATGTTTCTCTCCTTTTGCTATATAATGCGATGCAAGCTGCATCAGCATAATCTTGTTCAGGGAATATATTTCCCCATTTATCTATTGAAAATTGTTTTATGTCGTCTTTTGATGCGTTGCCTTTATTTAAAATTATTTTCTTCCACTTAGTATTTTCTATTCTATTTGTTTCGATACCCTTCCATAATAAAGATAACCATACAGCACCAACTACATGGGCGATTGCGATAGTCGTCTTTGGATTTTGAATAAAAATCGCTGCTTCAATAGAAGATTTATCTATATTATTTATTCTACTAAGTTCATCGAAAAAATCTAATGTTATTTCTGGGAATCTTTGAGTAAAATCTTTATTCTTACTTCCCCATTTATGCATTGAAATAATTTTTTCATCATCATCTATTATCACACCATGGACAGCAAGGCTAGAACAATCTAAACCTAAATAATTCATGAGTAACTTCCTGAATTTCTCAATGTTATTACCCTAGAAAGTGTATTGTAGTTTGAGGAATAAGTAGCCAGCCTACCAGATATCTTTTTTACTCGTATTCGTATAGTTATTATTTCTTGTTGTTTATTTCTTAATTCAGGATACGTTAAATACATTTCCCCTCTTAATTCTTCTTTTGTCGGCTTTTTTTTACCTTTATTATCATATTCTCGAGCAATTTTATGTATAGCTATATTACACGCTTCGGTATGAGTAGACTCTAAAGCACCTAATAAAGCCTCATCATCACTAAGTTTAGTTTCTAAATAAGCCTTATAGCCCCCATAAATTACAAATAATGCCTCTAATTGACCATTATCAAAACTTCTTATTTCATCATATGGTAAATCTTCGGTTACACTTTCATCTAATGTAGCTTTAAACTCAGGAGGACCAAACAATTTTAAATTTTGATCTGCTAATTCTATTGCTTTATGAGGATTCCATTTTTCAGAATTCATAACTTTCTCCTTCTATTATTACATTTTTACAAGCACACCATGGAGCTCCAGTACATTTTATTGGTGCTTCTTTCATTTCTTGTATAGTAAAACATCTGGTTAATATATTATCCCATTGCTTATCATCTCGTTCAACTAAAAATGATTTAATTTTTTGATCATTCTTATTTTCGTATAAAACAGTTCCAATATCAAATTTTGGATTAGCCATATTTAAATACATTTGAAGTTGTAGTTGATGATCCTCTTTAGGACCCTTTAATTTACCAAATCCTGATGTGTTAATGCTTTTTAACTCAACAGGTATTCTTCCAAACTCTTCATGTTTGATGATAAAATCAATACGTCCTGACATAACTGGGTTATCAAGTTTAACAGGCATTTCTCTGGCTAGTATAATCCCTAAATTCTGGAACCATGATTCAACACGATTTTCTAAGTAATTTCCATTTTGAAATATTCTATTTAAAGTGGGTTCTAAGGGAGTGCTAGGCATTTTGCCATGAAATGTTAACCAGACAGCTCTATCGCAAGTATTGCTTAGTGTAGAAGGATGAAAAACGCCACTACGAGGTGGCGTCATTGTCCCATGCAAATAATCGTCTATTAGTTCATTTAACCAGATGTCTTGCTTTACTAATCTTCCTCGTCCAGTTTTCTTAATGCCTGCCATATTGCTTCCTTTATTTTAGTTTTCGTGGTTTCTTTAATATGTACTATATGCTCCACTTCGTCATACTCTAATAAATCAGCATCTCTTTTTCTATCTCTTTTCCTAAAATGCCCATATATACCATCTGCTTCTATTACCATCTTTAAATCTCGTATATAAAAATCAACTCTATAAGGATCAAATTCATATTGATCGGCATATCTAATACCTAAATCCATTAAGCAATCAGCAATTATTCTTTCTTGTTTGGTATCTTCTGTACGCCTCAATTTCTAAGCCATTCCTTATAATTGCAATCTCGTCTGAAAATCAACATATTCATCTGGATTATCTATAAAAAATTGTTTTAATTTATCTACACCTTGTACTTTAAGTTCAGTGCCATCTTTTTTTGTGTGATACCACCATGACCCTTTATTGAAAATTAAATCTACGTTTTGGGCTTCTCTTATATCAACACTAATATAATCTATACCATCTTTCATATCAAAAGGTATTGTTGTTTGACCTTGATTTTCCCCACCAATTTTAGTTTTATTTACAGTTACCTCTATCTCGTATCCAATTCTTTTTTTATTTTTATCTGTAAGCCAACCACCTCTTCTTACACCTAGTATTAAATGAGCTAAAAATACTTGACCCTCCCCACCTGGCATTGTATCGGACTTATATTTAGACATAGATGAACGTAATTGATTTATAGCAACTAAAGTCCCACCATTCTTTTCAAATTCATAAAATAATTTAGGAATTCCCATATTTAAAAATCTAGCTTGCCAAGCAATGGGGTTATATGAGAAATCCTCTTCCAAGTTAGCTGTGGGTATTAAACCAGCGAATGAATCTATTACCACAAGATATCCAAGACTCAAACCTGTCCTAGCCATATTAAAAGCTTCCTCACCTGTGGTAGGTCTTACTTTACCAAGCTTCTCAACGTCAACTCCACACTTTTTACTCCATTCTAAATCGAGACTACCCTCTGCATCTATCCATAAGCATGGTATATCTCGTTTCTGAAACGCCTTAACTATCTGTAAAGCTAAATAAGATTTACCTGCATTACTTGGTCCAGCCAACAGTGTCAAATGCTTAGTAGCTACGCCTCCCCCTATTAAAGTGTCAAAATTGGGTATATCTGTTGGTATACGTTCAAACTCAAAAGCCGAGGTGTCCCCAAAACTTATATTTGGATGTTTTTTTAATAATTCTTCTTCAGTGGAGTTCATTTACCAATACCCTCTTGCTGTTCCTTATATTGATTATTTATATCCTCTTTGGCTAATTCCCAAAGCCCATCTAAATATTCTCTTGCTGGAGCTAATTGAGTTTCTAAAGGTATTTCTGTATCGATCTCACTTATGCCAACATCAGCCCTAAC